TTACGCCAGTTTTAAACCAGCCTGATTTCCTCCTTGTGTCGTATTTGTGTCGCTAGCGCCAAAAATGGCGTCAATTTTCCGTGCGTGTTCGGTCAGGTGGTTCGGCGCCAGGTGAGCATAACGACGTACCATCTCGATGCTCTCCCATCCTCCCATTTCCTGTAAAACAGAAAGCGGGACGCCGGACTGGATCAGCCAGCTCGCCCAGGTGTGCCGGAGGTCGTGAAAACGGAAATCCTCAATCCCCGCTTTTTTCAACCCGGCGCGCCAGGCGTTATTGTCATCCACCCGCATTTTTCTAACCGCGGGCGTTAGTGTTCCATCAGGGCGATGTTTTGCCGTGGTGTGAACGAACACCCACCTGGAGTTCTTCCCTATCTGATCCCTTAATACCCTGCATGCGGTATCATTCAGAGCCACGCCAATCGCCTTGCCCGCTTTTGCGTTCTCCGGATTTACCCATGCAACCTTTCTCTGCATATCGACCTGTTGCCACTCAAGCCCGATGATGTTTGAGCGGCGCAGGCCGGTTGCCAGTGCAAATATCACCACTGGCTTAATGCTCTCCGGCATGCACTCGATCAACCGCTCAGCTTCTTCTCTGGTCAGCCATCGTATCCGCTTACTGATCGGCTTGCGGGTTTTGATAACAGGAGCTGTTTTTATCCAGCCCCAGTCATTCGCCGCGGCCCTGAGAAGGGAACGAATGAAGGAAAGGTGTTGCGCCTTCGTCGCCTGCGAAACCTGCCGTGGTTTGTACTCCGGAACCGGCTTACCCTTCCTCAGCGCGGCATCACGCTTACTCTCCCACACCTGCAGGTGTTTACGGTTGATCATCCCGTTAACGGCTTCATGAACTTCCTCCGCCGTTATCTTCGAGACATCACGGCCGGAAAAATGCTGCAGCCAAAACTCAATTTTGGTTTTGTCATCATCCAGCGATCGCTTATGGTCCTTTTCCCGCAGCCACCGGATGCAGCATTCTTCGAAGGTTCTGACGGGCAGGTCGCCGATCTGGTCAACCCGCCACGCTTCCGCCTTCAGCTTGTCGTGGAGCTCCTGAGCCTGCTTTTTGTCCCCCGTGCCAAGAGATCGCCTAACTCTTTTTCCTGACGGCGTAAAGAAATGACAGTGCCACACGCCGCCCCTGAGGGTGATTGACATAAAACTTCTCCTTTATGTTCACCCGCGTTCGCGATGACAGGATCGCGCGGGGTTTTCAAATATGCAATACACGCCGCCTCGGTCGTTCTGTACTTGTTGCCGACCTTGCGGCCGGCGAGCTCTCCAGACTCAATTAGACGGTAGATCACCCGTGCCGACACGATGAGCAAATCGGCGGCCTGCTGTGCTGTAATCGGTCTATCAGACGCCATATTTCCTCCCGGTTACGCCGCCCGCTGTGAGCGCAGTTTCTTAATGTGTTCGCTCTGCTCAAGATCTGCCTTTATCTGCTGGGCCTCTTCGTGAGAGAGCGGTTCGAAATCATTATTAAAGCGGTCTATGCTTGCTGTGTTGACCCGTCCCTGGCGCCAGTAGCGAACCACCTTAGCGTCACTGCCGGTGACAATTACCGGCCATCCGTGGCAATCAGCAAAGACCTGTCCTCTCTGAATTAACTTGAACATCATGGCCTCCGATGCTTACCGCGTAATTCCTCTTCTTCTTGGCAATCAGCGCAGCGCTGACAACCCGCCACCAGTTCCCGGCGCCGCTCGGGTATCTCTTCCCCGCAGTCGCGGCAGTGAGTAGCTGAAATAGCCGCATGGTTGATCCGCATGTTCTGGATGGTCATTTCCAGCCGGCGATCTGCCAGCTCGTTGGCCTGATCGATGATTTCTGCGCTCATGCCGCACCGCCTTCAATGCGCTTGAACTCGATAACCCAAACCCAGGGATTGGTCTGCCAACTTCCTTCGCCGTAGATGGATTCCCATAGCCCCGCGAATGCTTCAGGCGGATATTCCTTCCACTGTTTCTTCAGCGGGTCGAAATAAACATCCGGCTCTGGATAGCTAGGTAATCCAGGCTCGTCGCCGAAACCTGTAAAGTTGGTACGCTCCAGCCCCTCTGACTCTGCATCTTCCGGGCTAATAGCGTTCAGACGCTCCACGCGCACGCCGGTGATTTCCAGCAGAATACGGCTGGCCCAGCGCGGCATGTGCAGCGAAGGAGTCCATTTCTCAGGCGTTGCCGGCTTATTGCAGACAGCTACGGGTACACGGTGGGTTTGCTCCGTCCATGAATTTCGCTCGCTGGCTTTGTATACCAGGGTAGCGACGTCTGTAGCCCGGCTATGCACCCGAAAAGCCTCCCGCACCCAGATGCGGTCGCCGACAGCACCAAACGGACATGGGTGCCAGAAATCGCAAGCATGCTCTGCATCTTCGCTCCACGGCCATTTGCTACCGTCTTCACGCTCACCAATTTCAGTGAACCGAGTCTGTTTCCATTTGATAGGTCTCCGAGTCTGCGTCTTCCGGCCGTCAAGGATGGCCCGCACCATCTCCCCGTTAAAAATCATTCCGCGTTCTTTCATGATTCCACTCCATACCGCCCATTCATGCGGCCAATGCTGCTGACGAATGCCGTGAGGCTGATGCCCATTGGCTTAATTTTTTCGTGGTGCTTTTTGAGGATCGGTGGTACCACCTCATTCCATTTCGGTTTTGGCTTGGCCTTCAGGGCGCGGCGGATTTCATCAACGCATTGGCGCCCCTGATTACGCATAACGTTTTCTATTTCTGGCGTCATGCTGCCTCCCGCTTTTTATTGAGGTGGGGTGCATTCGAAAGGAAAACGGCCCTTGCAAAGCCCAGGGGAGTAGCACTGCGAATGTTGGCGCGCTCGTCGCTGGGTGGGCATTCGTGAATGCGGTTGTCCGGATACCAGTCAGTCACCAATCCGGCAAAGGACGCTCCGGATATGGCCTCGATCGCCTTTTTCTTCGGCACCATGCGGCCGCAGGCCAGCCTCACGACGTCGATAGCCGCTTCAACCATCGGGTGCATATTCTCTGCCGGCGCCTTGAAGCCGTTACCCGTCCAGAGGCATGTCTGCTTCGTGTAGTTGTCATCCGCGCACAGACCAGTGAACTGGTACGGATGGAACGTGTAATCGGCAGAGCCGAAGATGCTACTGAACACGCTCACCGGGTTTTCGAATGCCCACGGGCAGCCAGCCGCCAAGCCAACCATCCGGCATTGCTCAGCGACCAGCGCGGCCTTGCCCTGGAAATGCGGGTCTTTGGCGCGCTTGGACTCGAACCAGCGGGACCCGGAAACAGCCACGTCCGTGCATGGTGGGAAGCCGATGACGATGATGACGTTCTCAGAGCGGATGATCTGAGATAGCCGCGGCATCGCCTCAAGGATGGTTGCCGATATGCGCTCAACAGGACCGTCGATTGAAGTCTCAGGGTGCTGCGGGTCCACCAGGACGGCGCGATAACCCGCTTCGACCCATGGCTCAGCCATTTTCCCGGTTAAATCACAGAGGCAGATAACAGTCCCTTTGCTCATGCTGCCTCCGTCTTCACAACGTCGATGGCGCAGCCGGGGATCAACTCAACGGAAGCGGTGGCGCACTGGTTCCCCCAGTGGCTCCAGCCTGGCGCTGCGCTGCGGCTGAACAGCTCAATCCGCGGCACGTCGCCGTAGAGCAGTTCCAGGCGGTGGCGAACCTCCCACGGTTTCTCGCTGTGCGCGCCAAGTGGGCTGTAGACCACCTGCTTAATGCCGGCGTGCTTGCGCTCCAGCCCGGCGCAGCGGGTGGCGATCAGCACGTCTTCGGTATTGGCGCGGGTATGATTACCTCCATTCATGCGCGTCTCTGCATTCAGCAGGTCGAGGAAGTCGTAAAAGTCGGCGACCTCTCCCTCTGCCAGAGCCCTGGTAATGCGTAGCTCGGCCAGCTGGTTCAGCTTCACCCAGGTGAAGCCCTTCATAGTGCGCACCGTAAATCCCCAGGCCTCGGCCAGCTCCATCGCCTCCTGGTTGTGGGTGCCGGTGTACCACATCGCCAACACGGCGTTATCCGCTGCGAGATCCCATACCGGGAGCCGCTTCATATCGAGCAAGCTCATGGTTGGGTAGTGATCGACGGCGGCGCCATTGCTGATCTGGTTCCCGTAAGACCAGGCCGGGTCGGCATAGATAAGTGAGTAGCGGTTCATAGGACTGACTCCATTTCATCGATATAGAGGCCAGATGCGATAAGCCGGCGGCGCCGGGCCGCTTTATCAATACATTTCTGGCGGTTGCCAGAGGCGGCCTGAGCTATCGAGCGCTTAGTGAACAGGCGCGTTTTACCCTGCGGGGTAATGACCTTTGGCCTTGTGATCAGGTCAAAGGTGCGATCACAGATGCCGTCCTCGTTGAGCCAGGTTTCCGATGCGATCAGCTGCGCAATGCGGCCTTCTCCCCTGGTTATACCGTTCGCAACGCGGTTAAATTCGACAAGCGTCACGCCGAACTTCTCCGCTATTTCGCTGCCGGTTACAGGGCGGCCGCGCGTCTGAATCATCCAGATCACGCGCTCGCGAAGGCCGGAGAATTTCCCGACTTTGCCAGGCCTGCGGTAAAATGGAGTGCGTTTCATTCGAGCTCCAGTATCATTCGCTTAGTCTCTGCCACAAGGGAGAGGAACTCATTCCTTCTCGCGCGAAGGCGGGCTATCTCTGATTGACACTCAGCGGCCGTCAGGCGGTAAACAATGAGTTGCTTTCCGTCAGGGAAATCAGAGCAGTAGCTGATGAAGTCAACCCAATCCCGGCCAGAGCAATCAAGGTGGCCGATTAGTTGCCATCTGTATGCCGGATCGAAGGCGCCGCGGGTGAGGGTGGCGTAGTGAGTGGCGGCAATTACCGACTTAATCTCAACCAACCCGTCCCGGCCCACGAGTCCGTCTGGACTATCCCCATACGTTTCGTGATCAAAGAAACCGCCGTTATCCACGTCGACGAAGTTCATCTCTTCGTACAGCATGCGAGCGATTGGCTCCTGTTCGTGGCCGCGCTCCATGTGGTCGTTTGTGAAGCCAAACTCAGACTTGCACCCTTTAATCTGCTCAAGAGCTAACTGAAGCGCATAACGCTTGGCTGGCTCACCAAACGCCTTGCCATCGTTAGCCATAATCAGGCCGAAGTTTGAAGCGGTAGCCTTCCCCAGGCGAAGAGCATCCCACTCTTCCCCGTTTTGCTCGACGTCATGCCAGATCATGCTGAGCACTCCTGTTCCAGTTGGCGGCGATGCTCTGGAGAAATGTCCATTCTCGCCAGCACTGCATCCAGGTTGCCATCGCGCTTGAAGGCGGCCTTAGCGTTATTCCATGCCTGCGTTTTTTCCGGCGAAAGCACAGGTTTTGAAACGCGCGCTGGGCTTAAGCGGAGACCTTCAACCGATTCCTTTCCGAACCTGACATTTTTATCGACGTAAACAGTGACTTTCACGCCGACCCAATCCTCAAGGAATGGCGATCCGGTAATGCTTTTCAGCATCTTGCTGTTGGTGGCATTCAGGATCATTGGCTTAAGCTTTTCGCCAGGGCGCAACTCGCGCTCCTCAAAATAAGCGGTGTTAAAAACGTCTTTAGTTTTTTTGGTTTTGTCGCTTTCTAACGTTGCCCGGGCGATCGTCAGCACCGTGGGCTCAACGATGTCGGCGCTGCTCAGATAGGGAGAGTCAAAAGCTTTTCGGTAGTGAGTTTTAGATTCAGACATTTCATGCATCCTTAAAACGGGCAGCCGGTGCGGTGATCCCAGTCGTATTCAGCCTGGGCGTAAGCTACTGCCGATATGAGATCGTTATATGCCTCGCCAGCTGCATCGCTGCGGAGGCCTTCGTATGGGCTTTTCTCCATCGGTACAGAGAAGCGGAACAGGCCTGACGGCTCTTTCGGAAGGGCGTCGATAATTTCCTGCGCCCGATCTTCAATCCACTTTTCCTTCTCTTCAGACAGCGTTTGTTCAGCCCACTTACGCTCTTCGATCACGTCATATGCGCGGTATGCGTTCATAAGCACCTCAGTAACTGATACCGGTATGAGGAATGCGGCCGTCTTTAACCGCGGTGAGCACTTCGATAGCCTGATCCCGGGTAAGGCTGGTATTGGCCATAAGAGCCTTAACAACCTCTGCGCCTACGGCCTTACGGTGCTTAACGTCGGCTTCGCGGCGCGCCTGCTCATCTGCTTTGCGCTTCTCCTCAGCCAGGCGGGCTTGTTCGCGTTGCTCTGCCTCTCGGCGGATGCGATCGGCTTCTTCCTGTGCTTTGCGGCGTTCTGCTTCCACAGCGGCCTGCTTGTCAGCCTCAGCTTTCTGCTCGGCTGCAATGCGATCTCGCTCTGCCTGCTCAGCTTGTGCTTTCAACGCAGCTTCCCGGAGCGCCGCTTCTTCACGTTCACGCTGTGCGCGCTGCTCAACTTCTCGGGCTGCTGCGGCGGCTGCCATTCGCTTAATTTCTTCTTCATGGGCAATGCGCTGGCGCTCAGCCTCAGCTGCTTTATCTGCCTGCTCTCGGTCAAAAGCGTCATTCATCAGCAGAGCCATTTCGTGGTCAGATTCAATCCGAGCTGCCAGCAGCCGATCGAACTCTTCATTCATCGCCAGTGCTTCGGCATGCAGTGCGTTCATGGCTTCTTCGGCCTTAATGCGTTCCTGCTCGGCTTCCCATTCGGTCAACGGCTTACGTGTCGCATCGCGCAGCTCGTCACATGCGTCAACGAACCGCTTAATTTCCGCCTCAGCAGGGCGCACAGCCTCTTTAAGGCGCTTCAGGTACTCTCGCCCCGGCTTCTCGATTGCCGTCTTGCTGCGTGATACCTGCGCCGCGAGAGAAGCGACACGGTCACGACCTTTCTTGGTGGTCAGGTCCGGAACCTCGTTCACGGCCTGGCGAATCTGCTCCAGGTAAGCGTCAAGACCGCCAGCCCGGTACAGGGTCGGCGCCTGTTCTGGTTTTATTTCGATGACGGTTAAATCCATTATTTCGCTCATGGTTTCCCCTGAAATTTGGTTGTAAGAATCCCGGCACCGTATTGGCTGCCTGATAGCTCAGTTAAATTCGTGCGCTGATATGCTCGGTTAATGCGTCCCGGCAGGTACCAGGTTCGGCTCAATGTTGCGTGAAGCGTATGGCCGGCGGATGTGGCGCAGATTTCCCTGCGGCTCATGCCAGTAGCTGCCGTCTCGATAGTCGAAGCTGACCAGCCAGGCGGCGCCGGTGCGGCGATTGCGCATCATCACGGCGCGTCCGTTGTTAGGAATTGAGTTAGCCATTGAACACCCCCGTAGCGTGCAGAATTTTGATAACAACAGCCGACCAGATAACGCCGCAGATCAGCAGACAGTAAATCAGTGAACGAATGCCTTGTTTGCTCATGCGACACCCCAGCAAAATTCAAAGCTTACCCATGCAACCGCAATCACAAGCAGAGCAACCTTTAAGCAGAACCGGTGCCATGCAGGTACTTCGTGTTCTCGGATCATTCTTCAGTACCTCGAAAATTAATCTCATGCAGCCTGAGAAGCCCACGCCCTTGCGTCACGACGATTAAGCCATGCCAACTTAACCCACAGGTCATGAACCCCATCACCTCGGCGAGTATTGCGGCATTTCTCGCGGTACCGGAGATACTCGGAATTGCACTCAAGGGCATATTTTTTTGCGGTCATCTCTTCACCTTTGCCTTATCGCGGCTAACGGGACGTTTTGACTTCACCCCGGCGTTGCCGGTGTTGTTTGGATGAGATGATAATGTACTAATGGTTCATCAATGTAAAGTACCAAAAGTACATTTTTAATTTTGCAATAGTTCATTTAAATGTAAGTCAATGAACTTAAAGTATATTTATTTTACGTTTTGTTTTTGGTAAGAGTTGTTTGGCAGTAGAGCTGGCACTGGATGTGCTGATGCTGAGGGAAGAGTAGGGCAGTAAAAACCCGGCGCGGTGGCCGGGTTTAGATTAGGTTAGTTAGTTCTAGATCAGGGATGGGCAAGTATTTTCTTCGCGAAATTAATAGTTTCATTATGATTATCAGCAGAAGTGTGATTAATCTTCTTCGCGTCCATTGTTCTCTTGATTGTATCAATTACTTTTCGCTGCCCAGAGCTTGGAGAGTCGGGAACCTCAAGAGTGAACAGAATGTCTTCTGTTGCCAGTAAGTTTTCTTCTGCCGCTCGGGTTATCCTCATTACCCATGTGTCACTGTGCTCCATCATTTTTCCTGGCTCGGATTGCGTGAAGGCCAATGGTTTGATTGCACACTGAATTATATTCTGTTTTTTGGCAACTAATGGCATTGTGAATTTTGCATAAAACCCATCAATAGATTCTGGTTTGAAGGCGTTTTTTAACCCATCAATTCGATCGATGCTTCGCTTTATCTCTCTTGCCAAAACATCTTCCCTGCGCTCTTTGGTGTAGTCAGAGTGGTTTACATATCTATTGTAAATATGTTCCAGCTCTTCCTTAGGATCAGCGCTAAGCACCACCCTTGTGGAGCTAAACTGGAAAATTGACTCTTTCTTGGAGGTAAAGTACCGAAAAAACTGCGCAAGTTGTTGATGCCCAACAATTTGGCTAGCCTGAGCTTTTGCAAACTGCAACTCCCTCTGGATAGTATCTTTCGCTACAGGGAAAATACAATCGTCATGGAAAAAGCTTCGAACACGAGAGTCGTTGCGCTTAGTTATCTGAAAGTCAAAGAAGTTTTCTTTTGGTGCGCACATGACTACGCCAATGTTTGCGAATTCTTCAGTCTCCGCATAAGGCGCATATCTAACAATGCTATATAGGCATGGTGTGGTCATGCTATCGCACTCCAAAATTCATCACGGTCGCCTTTCTCTAAGGTGCCATTGACGAAAGGTAAAAAATCATCATCAACTACCCAGTCATCTGGTACATCGCCAAAAATCTCTGGGACTTTGCATAAACTATCAACAACTTTTTGGCGGTACTCTACGCGATCAATCAAATCATACTGCCACTTGCGATTACCCGGGCCATAGACATGAACAAGAAAATCATCTGGTTCTGCATTTTGATCAAAGGATAGATTATGGTCAATTAGATAATACTTATCGTTGCCAACATCATAAATGATATTGACGTTGCCGCCTTTATCCGTAAGTGTTCTGTCTGCATTTAATACCCATTTATCAAAAACATAGATTAATTTCTGCTGTTCTATGGGTATGATCGCCTCGTTTCTTGACTGAATAAATGTTAGGGCAACGGCGCCGTCAATGTACTGTGATGCAAACGCATGACCGGTAGAAATTTCACGTTTTAATTCAGGTGTATATTCTATTAGTTCTTCAGGAACAAACACGACTTTAAAGTCTGGTATCGGAAGTCCGATATCACTCGCCAAACAACCAGCAACAAACTCAGCAACAAGATTCTTTGGCGGCATTGAAGGTTTTGATTTCAAAACATACAGTTTCCCATCATCACACTTACAAAGAAACGGCTGAGTCGAACCCTCGTTGATACGGCGAATTATTTCAATGACATGGGGGATTGTACCATCATTATTTTTTTGGAGTTCCATCACCAGTCCTTAAAAGAATAATCACCCAAACACCCCGTTTATGCACCTAACTTAAGCTTTATTGCCCTTCTTGGCTGCAAGCCACCGGGCAACGGTCTTACCCATGCTTCCTGTACGTCCTCGGCATTACCAAAAACACATCGAACTACCGGTCTGGCTTATTCAAAGTCATCCCGCTCATCCTTCCGCTTGAAGAAGATCTTATCCAGCCTGAGCACTATCCCCACCAGTCCGATAATCAGCAAAGTAATGAGTATTGGGATAATCAGATCAGACATGCTTCCTCTGCGTGCTAAGGCTTTACCCATGCTTCCTGTACGTCTGCGGCATGCTGCCGATCACCTTGCCGAACACGAACACCCGATTCATCTCGTCTTTCTCGATCGGATCCCAGGCTGCATAACTCTTGTTGTCTGAGATAACCAGCAGCTTGTCCTTCATCTTCTGCAGGCGCTTCACGTGAGCAGTGTCGTCGTACAGGAAGGCATATATCCCGTCGCCGTCGAAGCTCTTAACACTGATGTCGACGAACAGCAGATCACCCGGCTCAATCGTGCCGGACATGCTGTCGCCCCGGACGTTGATGATCCGGATGTTTTCAGCCTTGCGCCCATCGAACATGTGGCGCGCTTCCGCTGGCGCATATTCAACCGAGTGGAGAATTTCCACGAATTCCTGATTGATAACGCCTGGTCCAGCGCTAACCGTTATATCCAATAGGTCAATGCGAAAGACATCCTTAAGGGTTGTGGTTGTCTCTGTATTGATTCCGTCCTCATCGACATCACCGAGCAGATACGACGCTGACGTACCAATGTGAGACGCCAGTGCCTTCAGCGTTCCGCGTCTTGGAATCGACTCTCCATTGAACCATTTGCTTACGGCCTTAGGGGTCAACTTCATCCTCTTGGCGATCTCAGCCTGTCGACCATGTGGTATCAATCCAGCTTTATCGCAGGCCAGCGCTAGCCTCTGAGAGAATTCTTTTCGCGCTCTTTCTTCATGAACCATATGTTCAATCATAATATCACTTGCGTGAACTATCAGTTCCGACTTAATATGTACTTACAGTTCATTATTGAGGGTTAAACATGGCACCGAATAGTCTTGGCGAAATCATCAAAAAGATTCGGGTTCCTGTCGTAGCTGAAGCCTGTGGTTGCTCGCCGCGCGCAATTTACAAATGGATTGCTAACGGAAGCCTGCCGAGGACGGATTACACCGAAGAAACCAACTACGCAGAAAAGATCGCTCTCGCTTCTGGCGGCCAGTTTACCGCTGCTCAGATCCGGGAAGTCAGCAAGCCTAAAGCCGCCTAACCAGCGGCCTTTCAAACAACACCAGAGGAAGTATCACAGATGGAGAGTTCAACGACACGCAACAAAGTGGAGGCTCGCAGGATAGAAAGCTGGTTACACAGCCAGATAGCTGAACTGGGAACCACGAATATCGCCAAAGTGGCCGGAGTGAATAAGTCGACGGTGAGTCGCTGGCGGGAGAGTCTGCTGCCGAACATGTCGCTACTGCTGGCCATCCTGATTTCTAACAGGCCGGGAGAGAAAGGTGACTTTGAAGCATGAGTGGGAAGAGAAAGGCGAAAGCCGCAGTGCGCGAACACTAACGGCTTTCAGGTGCAAAAACGAAGAGGTAATTGCGAGGTAATTATGCCTGGTAAATCTGTAAGAGTAAACAATCCGGAGGTAGCACGTGAGCATGTCACTTATGGCGAAAGCAATGGGGGTCAAAGTGGGAAACTCACTGCGTAAGCTCGTTCTTATCAAGCTGGCCGACAACGCCAACGACAAGGGCGAATGCTGGCCTTCGTATCAACACATTGCCGATCAGTGCGAATGCAGCAAATCCGCTGTTCGCAACCATATTGATGCGCTTGAGGATATGGGTCTGCTCAAGCGTGAAAATCGCGTTGGGGTCAACAACGGGAAAGGTAATACATCCAACGTGTATTATCTGAACCTTGATGCTACCCCTATGCCATCAAAAAGCACAGGGGTATGCCATGAAATAGCACCCCCTATGCCATCTGATGGCACACCCCCTATGCCACCAGATGGCACCAGAACCAGTCACTCTTTTGAACCAGTCACTGAACCAGACTCTCTCTCTGCGCGAGGGCAGTTTATCAGCGAGGCTGCAAAGCGACGGATCGGGATTTCACCCAACGGGGAAATACCTTTCCCTCCTGCCTTCAAGCCATCGGCAGATCACATTGCGATTGCCTCGGAGAAAGGGATCAGCATTGAAACCGAGTTGCTGAACTTTCGTGATTATCACCAGGCCCGCGGCACAAAGCTTATCGACTGGAACTCGGCATTCCGGGTGTGGCTCAGGAACGCGAGAGTTAATCCGCTTTCCGGGCGCCAGAGAAGCGAACCTGATTCCCCACACTGGAACAGCCCTGAAGGCTGGAAGGACTTCATATGACCGCTCAGCTTATGACCGCGATCAGCAATCGCGATGGTGATGCGCTGGCCAGAATGTCCGCAGGTAGCACGGAGCCGCAGAGGCTTCTCGATTTCGAAGCTGAAAGGCTGGTTGACTCCCTGTTCCGTCAGCTGAAACAGATCTTCCCGGCGTCTACCCAGACCAATCTGCGCACCGACGCCGAAGAGAAGACAGCGAAGCGCCAGTGGATTGCGGCTTTTGCCGAAAACGGGATCCGCACCCGCGAGCAGTTATCCGCCGGTGTGCGCCATGCGAGAGCCAGTGAATCGCCGTTCTGGCCATCGCCGGGCCAGTTCATCAAGTGGTGCAAGGACAGCGGCACCGTGCTGGGAGTGACTCTTGTCGACGTGATGAACGAGTTCCACCGTTACAGCCGTGAAAAAGGGCTGCATACCGGCGGTGCTGAGCGCTTCCCGTGGTCTCACCCTGTCATGTACTGGGTTGTTACCGATACCCGGCGAGCAATGTACCAGCGCCAGCTCAGCGAGGCAGAAACCGAGAAATATGCCGCTAAAAAGCTGGAAGACTGGGCGCTGAAAGTCGCCGCCGGAGAACAAATACCGTCGCCGGTACTGGCTCTGGAGAACAACCAGGAAGCTATTCCGACAAACCATGTCAGCCGGCAGCAGGGGTTTCACCCTGAAGGCAGAAGCTTCGGATGTATGCCAAGCGCGGCATCGCTCGGTGCGTTAACTCCGGCTCAGTGGCTGCGGGATGAATACCTGCGCGGGAAAGAGAGAGGGCTTATCTGATGAAAAAGAACTCTGGCAAACAAGCCGTAATCAATTACGTCGGCCAGCATCCTGGCTGCAGCTTTCAGGATATCCGCCGCGGTACCGGGCTTGACTCTTCAGTGGTCAATTCCTCCCTGTGGCAGATGCACCGTGACGGCCAGGTTAAGCGTGAAGGTGAGTGCAGGAGCTACCGCTACACCCTGATCGACACAACAGCCGTAACCGAAAGCGATCCGTCTGTACAGTATCGCCAGCGTCCTGGCGGCGTAAACCCAATGACCAACCTGTTTAACCAGTGCCTGGCGGGAGTAAGAAAATGATTTTTCTCAAATTAAGCCAAAAGGTAACCGTAGAGCGGCAGGGCGAATATGGTTGGGAACCAGAAACAGTCTACGAGCCTGTGTTTGTTGCCGCAGAGCATATCGTCAGCATGTATTTCGCTGGTCTGACAATCCTGAAAATGACATCCGGAGAACGCATTGACGTGAAAGAGACCCCGGAAGAAATCATCGCCATGCTCGCCGAAGGAGCCGCTAAATGACTATCACACTACAGGCAGTAAACGAGCTCATCGCCTCCCTGGAGAGCGCAGGCGAGCTGTCTATCAGAGAGCAGAAGTTCCTGAAGCTGGCGAAAGAGTTTCGCATTTGCAGCGCTTCACTGGATGCCGCCATAAAAACCGGGAATGTGCTGGCAGACCAAAATTCTCAGCTTGCTGCGGAGAATGTGGCGCTGAAGGCGACGAGCGATGATCGCCGCATGTTCATCATGAACGGGGTGCAGTTAGGTTATATCAAGGTGCCAACAGTTGAAACTGACCCGGCACTAGAAACCATTCGTATTGCTGTATCTCCGCAAGATCCAACCCCCGCCACCGATCGCATCGTAGCCGGGATCAAGGCTGATGGGGTGGAGGAGTTCATTGGCCTCCTGCAGCAGCATGTCGATGAGGGTGATTTTGTAGGCGATGAAGTTGCCGTAATTGTTGGTGCTATCGACTGCGGCAAGGAGTTTTTCGAGCAACTGCGCGAGGGGGCTAATCATGACTGATATCACCGAAATGGCGCAGAGCCTGAAAGCGGCAGCAGAGAAGGCCACTCAGGGGAACTGGAGAGCATTCCAATACCACGACGGTCGTTGTGGTATTGGCGGAGGCCATCACGATGAAATTATGGTGTGTGAGCACATCAGCAAAGAGCGCCCGCATGATGCTATGTTCATCGCCCTGGCTAACCCTGCCAACGTTCTCGCGCTGGTAGAGGCGCTGGAGAAGGCGCAGCAGCGCATCGACTCCCAGCGCGAATACTATGATGGCGTTATTGCAGATGGTGGTAAGCGCATCGCCGAGTTGGAGTCCCGCACCGTGAAGCTTCCTAAGCCACACGCTCACTTAATCTGGATTCAGGCAGGTCATGCGCCAGATGATTACTGGGATGATGTAGAGGTATCTCATAGCGAGAAAGACCGCTGCTGCGATGGGTCAGAGCGCTACCCGGTTTATGCGCGCTGGGAAATTGAAGAGATGCTCGCCGCCGCTGGCATCAAGGTGGAGGCTGAGTGATGAAAATGGGTGAACACATGGAGCCGGTTATCGAGCTCCTGGAAGAACTGAACGGCAACAACACTGACGCAAAACTAAAGCTACTCGCCTTGGTTATCTCGGAATACATGCTAAATGCGGATGTTACTGGCTTTGAGGTCACCGCGGGGAAGATGAAAGTTGCCGTAGATATAAGCGTGGAGGAATAGCCCTATGACCAAATCAACCATAACCAGAGATGAGCTTAACGAAGTGATTGCCACATACGGAAAGCACCACATTGCTCATCGAATGGCTAATTTATTGTTGGCCGCAATGGACAGCGAGCCAGATTGCAAGGAGCGAAAACTTTTCTGTTCAACCGATACAGCAAGGATGAGGAAGGTAATCTCTGTCTCTGCTGGGACCGGTGATGCACCGCTCTATCGCCACGCGCAGCCAGCGCCGGTAGTGCCGGGTGGTTACGTGATGGTGGCTGCCTCTCTACTTTCAGAGCTGCGCGACTGGGCACATCCCAAAATCGAAGATTATTGCGAAATGTGGGCCGGTCGAAGAGATGATGAATTCCCGGCTCTCAGGAAAGTTATTGCGGATACTGACGCACTGCTCGCAGCTGCCCCGCAGTCACCCGGCAGTGACCTCGCTACCGTGCCTGGTAAATGGATTCCGGTAAGCGAGCAAAAGCCTGATTGCTGGTGTCTCACATGCCGACCTGTGGTCTTGAACGATATGCGCTTTGTGGTGTGCCCTGATTGCGGAAACAAGAGATGCCCCCGGGCAAATGACCATAGAAATGCCTGCACCGGAAGCAATGAGCCTGGTCAGGAAGGGAGTGCGTATCCGGACACTCCACGGGAGGTGAAATGATGCCGTACATCTTCCTGATTTTCGTCATCAGCAGCAATACATCGAATATGCAGGTGGTCCCCATGCAGAGTATGGAGCAGTGCAAAGCAGCCATTAAGGCGATGAAAGTTGCAGATGATAAGAGGTCCTGGGATGACGTTTCGCCAAGCGTAGATAATATTCAATGCGTAGAGGTGAAAGGTGCCTAAATCCCCCGCAGAACGCAAAGCCGCGCACCCATCCAGTTGATGCTATATAATCCCCTCCACAGCAGAGGGGATTTTTATGTCACAGTGGAACATTGCAGCCAAATCGAAAGACGAGCAGGACAAGGTCAACGTTGACCTCGCGGCGTCCGGCGTCGCCTACAAAGAGCGCCTGAATATGCCGGTAATAGCGGAGCCGGTGGCCAGAGAGCAGCCTGAACACCTGCGCGAGTATTTCATGGAGCGCGTCCGCTTCTATCGAGAGCAGAGCGTCCAGCTCCCCCGTGCAAGCGATCCGCGCTATCTGGAAATGTCTGAGCAGAACGCCAAGAAATAGCGATTTTCTCGTATATGCTCATTTTGCTTTTATCCCCGGGAAGGGCGATAATTACCTGGTCAGTCTGGACAACTGACAACTTTACCCCGGCGCCAAGTGGGGACACATGGCGCAAACACTGCAATTTGAGAAGAGTTATCAAAACGTACTGATTCCCGCAGAGCCGGGAACCAGCGAATACCTGCAACTTATCCCAGTAGGGCAACTGCTTTGCGGTGAGTTCCGCAAGCCCCGGAATTACGCATTCCACAAAAAGTTCTTCAAGCTTCTGACTCTCGGGTATCACTACTGGACCCCTTCCGGTGGTCTCATTGAGACCGCGGAGCGTACCCTCATATCCGGGTTTATCGACTTCCTTTCATCCGATCTCGATCAGCGCGCTGCGCTCCAGAACGCCGCGGAGATGTATCTCTCCTCTGTCGGTATTTCTCGTTCCCGCGATATGGCGCTTCTGAAACACTTCGAATCCTTCCGCGAGTGGGCAACCATTCAGGCTGGCTTTTACGACGAATACCAGATGCCTGACGGCAGCCGTCGTCGTGTCGCAAAGTCGATCTCCTTCGCCAGCATGGACGACAGCCAGTTTAACGGCGTCTACAAATCAGTGCTGAATGTGCTCTGGAACTACATTCTGCGTCGCAAGTTCCACTCGCCAGCTGAGGCTGAAAACGCCGCCAGTCAGCTGCTGAGCTTTGCGGGGTGATGGCTATGCAATGTCTTCTCGCCAAAGTAATGGAGCGCGGCATCTTCCGCGTGCCGGGGCGCCGCAAGCGCAAGGTCGAAGTTAAGCCTTCCGACATACCGACCCTGAAAGACTATACCGCCCGCCTGGTCGATAAGAAGTGGCTACGCCTGAGAGCAAGGAGGCCACATGCGTAAACCAGCACGCCGTAAATGCGCCCACTGCCGCGAATGGTTCCATCCTGCCCGGGAGGGGCAGGTGGTATGCAGTTTTGAATGCGCCAGCGCGATCGGCAAAAAACAGACAGCAAAAGCCCGGGAGGCGGCGAAGGCCAGGGCGGTGAAGCGCCAGCGCGAATCCGAAAAGGAGGGGCGCCAGCGTCGCCGCGCTAAGCGTGAGTCATTCAAGACAAAGGCCCAGTGGGATAAAGAGGCTCAGTCTGCCTTCAACCGGTACATTCGCATTCGTGACGAAGGTAAGCCCTGCGTCAGCTGCGGAAGCCCGCTTATCGGCAAGAGCAACTACCTGACCGGCAGCGCAATTGACGCCAGTCATTACCGTTCCCGTGGTGCGGCGTCGCACCTGAAATTCAACGTGTTCAATGTCCACTCCGCCTGCACCCGCTGCAACCGGCAGTTGAGCGGCAACGCTGTTGAATATCGCATTCACCTGATTGAACGCATTGGCCTGGATCGCGTAGAGCGCCTTGAGGCTGATAACGAGCCGCGGCGGTTCGACATTCCCTACCTGCAGCGCATCAAATCCATATTCACCCGCAGAGCCCGCGCGCTGGAGAAGCGCCGCGCCCGCCATCAGGAGGCCGCATGAGCCGTGACGTTATCGAACGCATCCGCGAACGCTGGCAAAAGCTCCGCCTCTGCCGGCACCGCGGCACCGTACTGGTTGACTACCGCATACTGAGAAACTTTGTCCGCATCTATCAGACCCTGGGAGAGACAGCATGATTAATACCCAATACCTCCAGTATGTTCGCCAGCAGCTGATAGTGGCCACCGCCGATCTGAGCGGTGCGACGAAAGGGCAACTGGTGGCATTTGCAGAGAACGCACAATTCACCGCTACGGCGCGCAGCCGGGGAAGGAAGAAAGTAGCCGACCCGGTAACCGGCCGCATGGTAAACCCATCCAGCCCGCCAATTCCCGGGCAGCAGTCCCGCGCTAAGGGTTCATCAATCGCTCTCGTTTTGCCTGTTGAGTATTCGACGGCCAGCTGGCGCCGGGCTCTGCTGTCGCTGGAAGAGCATCAAAAATCCTGGCTGCTGTGGAACTACAGCGAGAACATCCGCTTTGAATATCAGGTAGCGATAACACAGTGGGCATGGGAAGAATTCCGTGATCAACTCGGCGCTAAGAAAGTGGCCGGCAAGACGATGGAGCGGCTGAAGAAACTGATATGGCTGGCGGCGCAGGACGTGAAATCAGAGCTGGCGGGTAAGTATGGATATCAGCACCAGGATCTTGCAGCCCTGTGTGGCGTTAAGCCTGATAACTGGTGCCATAACTACGCTGATTACTGGCGGGCTATGTGCGCCATTTTTAAGCGGCTTGATAGCGACTCTCTTCTCTGCGCTGTGAGAACACGTTCACAACAAAAAGCGACTTTTTCGCAGCAGGGTCTTGCAAAAGTCAATTAAATGCGTCATATTTGAGTCTACTTTGATATGCTGCCTTAACTTTAAGTGGCGGCATGAAGATGATAGTCACATACCAGTTTGTAAAATTAGCCTCGGCATCCCGCCGGGGCTTTTTTATGCCTTCGATCCGGTCAGGGCTCTTGGGTAGAGACGTGCCGCACGACACGTTAAAGCCCTACACGCGCAGAGCCCTGAACCAGATTGAAGTTACTCAGCAATAAGAAAACTGCATGTCATCATTTGCTTATATCTTATTGACCAGAAAATTAACATGTTGTTAATCTATTCGTGTGGTGAATCCCCCTATGCGGAGGGGCGACCAGTCACTTACAGTGATCTGTAAATGCAGCGCGGGCCATGTCGACTGGGACATGCTCACCGGGAGGCACCCGGCACCATAATGCAATGCTACATAAGCTATTTGATAGTGGGGTTGCCGTTTCGGCTTCTCCAGCTATGTTTAAAAGGTAGTAACGGAAAACGAGCGCTCTCCTGGTAAATCGGAAGCTCGGACTATTAGGTGCGTCTCGAACCGTTGAAGAATCAGTATTTCCTACCTTCTGCCCGCCCCTCTGAGCGGGCTTTTTTTCGCCTAATTCAGGCAAAACCATAAAGCATTAAGGGCTGCGCTATTTCGCGGCCTTTTTCATTTCAGGGTCAGAAGCACAGCGGTTGTGCGTTCGGCTGTTAACCGAATGGTCGAAGGTTCGAATCCTTCCTGTCCCGCCAGATAATGGCCTGACCTGATGACGGGCTCATAATCCAATCCATCAGGGGCGCTGCTGCAACAGCGTCGCAGGCCGCCAGACCCAGCCAGGGTATTTTCGGTCATCACCGACATTGCTATTACCCTCATGCTTATTGCCCGCCTTTTTGCGGGCTTTTTTATTATCAGGTCCCGCGGGAATCATCATCGACACGCTTCGTTGTTAAATCCAGCCCGACGGGCCTGACCCTTTCAAACACACAGCTTCCCGATCTTCCATCGGAGGCGGTAACTATGGCTAAACGTATGCAAGACAAAGAGAGCATTGCCGGGATGTCCTGGCTGGTTCTGCTGATCATTGCTTGCTGGGGTGGACTTGTCCGCTACCTGATAGATGTGAAGCAGAGCAAGGCAACATGGAGCTTGATCAATGCTCTTGCCCAAATGGTGGTTTCAGGGTTTACCGGCGTTATTGCTGGCCTGGTGAGCATTGAAAGCGGACTGAGCATTTACATGATACTGGCCACTTCCGGAATTAGCGGGGCAATGGGTTCTGTTGCTTTGACCTATTTCTGGGAACGCATTACCGGAGTTAAGGCGCCATGACAGCAGATCAGATTATCGAGGGGATCCTCGGCAAGGAGGGTGGTTATGTCGATCATCCGTCGGATAAAGGCGGGCCGACCCGCTGGGGCATCACGCAGACCACCGCGCGTGCACATGGCTACACCGGTGATATGCGGAACCTGCCCAGGGAAACAGCAAAGCAAATCCTGCTGAGCGATTACTGGACCGGCCCCCGGTTTGACCAGGTGGCAGCTCTATCTACGTTACTGGCAGATGAGCTTTGCGACACTGGCGTGAACATGGGGCCATCTGTAGCCAGTAAGTTTTTCCAGCGCTGGCTGACCGCAATGAATATGCGCGGAAAGCTGTATCCCGATCTGATTCCGGATGGTGCCATTGGTCCCCGAACCATCACCGCGCTTAAGGGATACCTTTCCGCCCGCGGGAAAGAGGGTGAACAGGTTCTGTTGCGTGCGCTGAACTGCAGCCAGGGTGCCAGATACCTCGAACTGGCGGAGGGCCGCGAAGCCAACGAGGATTTTCTCTACGGCTGGGTTAAGGAGCGTGTCCTGTGAAGATGATCATTTTCGCTTTGCTTGTGCTGGTGGCTGTGCTCGTTCTGTTACTTCTGCGCAAATATACCCGGCTGGAGTTCGTAGGGCATGCCAGCTTGCTGCTGAAAACGTGGTCTGTAAAGCTGGGGGCTATCGGCGCGCTGGTTGGTGTATGGGCGCAGTCGTTCCCGGATGCTGCGCTGCACGCCTGGGCGGTGCTGCCGCCGGATATCAAAAACATCCTGCCGCCAAACATCGTTGCGTTGATTAGCCCTGCGCTGGTGGTGCTGGCCGTACTATCGCAATACGTACGCCAGCCAGCATTGAAAGAAAAGGCCGACGAACTGAAGGAGCAGCAATGAGCTTTGAAATTATCGCGGGACTGGTGGTCGTCATCCTGGGTGCTATTGCTGGCGCGTTCGGCATTGGTCATGCTCGCGGGGCCAGTAAGGCGAAAGCCAAAGCTGATCAGCAACGTACCGAAGAGAACGCCGCTGCTACTGTCGCCGCGGCAGAACGCCGTGCTGAAGTCACGAAAGGGGCAAGCGATGTACAGGAAGACGTTAAGCGTATGGGCGATGACGATGTTGATCGCGAGCTGCGCGAAAGATTTACCCGCCCCGGTAGTCGTTGATACGGCCTGCAGTTGGGTGCGGATCATTTACCTGACTGACCACGATATCGACGTGCTGGATAAGCAGACCAAGCGCGACATTCTGGCGCACAACAAAGCAGTGCAGGCCAATTGTCCGCAACATACAGTGAAAGGCGCAAGATAAGTAAACATAAAGCCCGGCATATTTAATGCTTAATATTCAATCGCTCACCTCAATAAAAGTTTTGAAAACGTGGCATTCAAACAGTCAGCAATGAAATGTTTGTATCTAATCCAGTGGTGGTCATGCACTATAGGCTCTCAAACCACTCTTAACTAAGTAGCCACTCATGACAGTAAACTCACTACCACGACTTCCATGCGGTTATCGTTACGGCAATGAGCGCTCGACCTGGCCTCCGGCTGATGGGGAATTTTTTCCCCCACAAGGGTGTGTTATAAAATCTGTTCATTTTGGGGATGGAATGGTTATTTATGTTCCCATCCAGCGCTACATTAAAAATTTAGACCTATGGGTCAATGCTGAAGGAACCGTCGAATAAATTGTTAGTTACCGGCCTCATCCGGGAGCGCTGGGAATAGCCATCAAAAACCAGCACAGATACCTGTTGCTCTGGTTGAATGTTCCGGCAAGTTGAAAATGATTGGTTCTATGAGCTCTTTCGATATTTAAATGCTATCGATAACTTAAATGAAGCTATCATCACGTTATCACTGCCAGCCAACACCAAAACGGCAGTGGTCAGTTAAAAAGCAGAAAAGCCTTTCCAGGGTGGCTCCTGAGAGATTTTAGTTTTCTAACTGGTACCAACCAAAGGTCGCATTTTTATGCGGCCTTTTTTATTGCGCGTAACAAACATCCATAAGGCAACCGTTCTGCTTGTTCAGTCGGCAAGAATTAATGCGAATGCATCACAGAGGCCATTTACTGAGTGGCTTCGATAATGAAAAGGGCGATCGCTCGCCCTTAATATTAACCACGAGCCTCACGACCATCTTCATCTTCAGATACGCGGTATCGCCAGTATCGTTCAGGCTTAACCCAAACCACTTTATCACCGCTTACTTTGCGGAACTGGTTAATGACAGGCGTAGATAAGACCAGATTGCCATCAGCATTTTCTTTCAGAAGCTGCTCATTATCGACTTTGACTAAATAATCAACTACGTCTTGCTGATATAGGCAATCGTCACTTTTCAACTGCGCCATCATCCAGTTCGTCACGTCAGTAAGAGATAACTTCGGCGCGTTTGGGTTTACGGCTTTGGGTTGGTTGCAGTCAATGAGTCCTCTGGGAATCTTGCTCTTTCTTGCTTCCTCCCCGCAAACCACTGGCACCAGTAATCGCCAGTAAATTCCTTGTAGGTGTTAATGATTGGTTCCTGAACAGCCATCGCCGGGCCGGATGAAACTAAATAAACGATATCACCGGTCTTAAATTTTGGTTTGCGTTCACTTATAGACATAAAGCTTCCTTCTTAAATGAGACATACATGGCACTCACAGACAAACAAGAAATGTTCTGTCGCGAGTACCTCATCGATTTAAACGCCACGCAAGCGGCTATTCGGGCGGGGTACAGCGCTAAGACAGCTAATCGCACCGCGTCCGAAAACCTGTCAAAACCTGACATCCAGTCCAGAATTGCTGAACTCAAAGCGCAGCGCAATGATCTGGTTGGTATAAATGCGACATACGTCCTGAATCGTCTTGTTGAGATAGACCAGATGGACGTTCTCGACATCCTGACCTCGGCTGGAGAGCTAAAACCAGTAACTCAATGGCCGAAGGTCTGGAGGACGACGCTCTCCGGGCTGGATGTCATCGAGATGGCAGCGGAGGGAAACACAACAACGCTGCTTAAGAAGATTAAGTGGCCTGATAAGGTGAAGAACCTTGAGCTGATTGGTAAGCACATCGACGTGCAGGCCTTCCGTGAGCAGGTGAAAACCGAGCACGTTGTAAATTCAATATCTGATCTGATGGATTCCTTGTCTCAGGGGGCGTAATGAAGCCTGAGCATCTCAAGCTGCTAGCTGATAAAGACTGGCGGCTGAACAATCTTTACTGGATCACCGACAAAGAAGGTAAACCGACTCGCTTCAGGATGACGCCGGAGCAGCGGGAATACTTCGAGGGGATTCACACCCGCAACATCATCTTGAAAGCTCGTCAGCTCGGTTTCACGACTGAGGTGTGCATTATCCAGCTCGACGCTGCGTTGTTCGAGTCGGCAAAGTGCGCGCTGATCGCCCACACGCTGAATGACGCAAAGCGCCTGTTCCGGGAAAAGGTGAAATATGCCTACGACAAGCTGCCGGCCGAGATAAAGGCAGCCAACCCGGCGAGTAACGACTCGGCCGGTGAGCTGGTCTTTAAGAAGGGCGGTTCTCTCTACGTCAGCACCTCATTTCGTGGCGGCACGCTGCGTTACCTGCATGTTTCCGAGTTCGGGAAGATATGCGCCAAGTATCCGGATAAAGCCCGGGAAATCGTCACTGGTGCGTTTGAGGCGGTATCGACTGGATGCTTTGCTACTATCGAGAGCACTGCAGAGGGCCGGGCGGGTTACTTCTTCGATTACTGCCAGACGGCAGAGAAAGCGCTGCTGCAGGGTAAGCCGTTATCTGCGCTGGACTGGAAGTTTTTCTTCTTCTCCTGGTGGAAGAATCCGCAGTACGCAATTGACCCGGTAGAACCGCTCCCTGCACGCCTGCTTGAGTACTTCGCTGAGATGGAGGCGAAACACGGCATAGTCGTTAACGAACGTCAAAAGGCGTGGTATTACGCCAAAGAAAAGACGCTCGGCGACGACATGAAGCGCGAATACCCGACCATTCCGGCCGAGGCGTTCCAGCAGTCGGTCGAGGGCGCGTACTACGCCAAACAATTCCGCTGGCTCTACACCAACAAGCGGATCGGCCAAATCCCGGATAACTCCCATCTACCGGTTCACACGTTCTGGGATATTGGTGTGGGCGACTCCACGGCGATCTGGTTCGTTCGCGAGGTCGGCGAAGAGTTCCACGTCATCGACTACTACGAAAACTCTGGCGAGGGGCTTAGGCACTACATGAAGGTGCTCAAAGACCGCGGCTATGAGTACGGTGAGCACTGGGGCCCGCACGACATTGAGAACCGCGAGTTTGCTGCTGATGCGAAGTCTCGCAAGGAGCTGGCGCGCGAGGGCTACGAGATTGACGGCCGGATGTATTCGATGAACTTCCGTGTTGTGCCGAAAGCGGGGATCGATACCGGCATCGAGTCGGTGCGTGAAATCCTCAAATCCTGCGTTTTCGATGAGGAGAAGTGCGCTGTTGGCATCTCCCACCTTGAAGGTTACCGCAAGGAGTGGGACGACAAGCGCGGCTGCTGGAAAGATAAACCCCTTCACGACTTCACATCGCACGGCGCCGACAGCTTTCGTTACTTTGCAGTGGCGAAGAACAACCGCAAGCAGGTCGGCACAGTATTCTTCTAAGGAGCATCGCCAGTGAGCGAACAAGATAACGGCCTTCAACTGGCTGTGAATAATCTCGCCACTGAAATGCGGCGAGCGAATTACCTTAACGCCATCGGTATCGGCGGTGGCAACACCAAGCGCCCGACGCTCTATCAGGAGTTTGGCTACCCGCGAACCATTACCTTCCATGACTTCTACAACATGTACCGGCGCAACGCCGCAGGCTTCGCAGTGGTGCATCGTCTTCTGGATGGATGCTGGCAGGACTATCCGGTCATCGTTGACGGTGATGAGTCCCAGGAGGCGAAGAAAACCAACCCGTGGGAAAAGAAAGTCACCAGGTTCATGAAGAAATGGTGGCCGAAGGTGAAGGATGCCGATCGCCGCAATATGGTGGGCCGCTACTCCGCGCTGTTGCTGCAGGTGAAAGATAACAAGCCATGGAGCGATCCAGTAGATACCAGGCTGGTGAAATCCCTGGGCGAGTCAGCGCTGGTAAAACTTATCCCTGTATGGGAGCCGCAGTTGACAGTTGCCGAATGGGATAACGATCGCCAGTCCGAGACCTTCGGCCAGCCGAAGATGTTCAACTTCAACGAGCAGCCGGTTGGAGACGAGGCTTTCGTTGGACCGATGCGCGGTGAGCCTGTGCATCCCAGCAGGGTGATCCTGTTCTGTGAAGGCTCAGAGGATGACAACGTTCTGTCGGGTATCCCGCTGCTTGAGGCGGGATACAACAAAGGACTCGACCTTGAGAAGATTTCCGGTGGTGGCGCTGAGGGCTTCCTGAAAAATGCCAGCCGGCAGATCGCGGTCGAGTTCAGCAAAGAAACAGACATGGCTACGCTGTCCGATCTGGCGAAGAAGGCTGGTTATGCCGACCTCGGCGAAGCGATGGGCGACAAGGTCAACAAGCTTAACCGCGGCACCGATGCGGCGGCGGTCATGCAGGCCGGGCAGATGCACGTTCTGAGCGTGACACCCGGCGACCCGGGGCCGACGTGGGAGGTTACCGCGAACGAACTGGCGGCATCAGTGCAAATCCCTTTCACCATCCTGTTTGGACAGCAGACCGGGCGACTGGCGAGCGATGAGGATAAAACCGACTGGGCTATTCGCCGCAATACCCGCCGCAACGGATTCCTGACTGACCGAATCACAGCCTTGCTGGAACGCTTCTGGACACTGGGCATTATCGATCCGCCGACAAATGGAGAGGTCACCATTTCATGGACCGACCTGCTGGCTCCGGGCGAGAAGGAGAAAATCGAGAATGCTTCAAAACTGGCCGATATCGTCCAGAAAACCTCTGGCTTCTACGGTGGCGAGCCGCCATTCACTGCCAACGAACTTCGCGAGATTGTAGGCCTCGACCCTCTGCCTGAGCCAAAGCAACCACCTAACCCGAATGACAAGGTGACAACCGATGATCCACTGGCCGATGACACCGGAGCAGACGGCAAAGGTGGGGCTGCCGATAGTTCCGCGCAGCAAGGTTGACCCGACTCGATCGGCTAAGCAGGTCAGCGCGATGTTCCGGGATATCGAGGACCGGTATCTCGGCATCAAGCGCGCACTGAAAGCACTGTTTGATCAGCGCCTGACCGGGAGAGAGCGAGAGGTCAACAGCCACAACTGGCACTTCCTGTGCCACGACCATGGCGAGGATATGCGGCTCTACCAGGTCAACGCCGGCAAGTTCATCTATGACATGTCGGCGCAGGAACTGGCCGACCTGCTCGAAGCGGTACAGTCCATTCTCGACGATTACCTACTGGAAGGCGGCGAACAAAACCTCTGGGCGATGGATTACGTCGCCGCAGAGGCGCAGCGCGGAACGCTTGAGGCCTTCAACAACCTCTCGCAGCAGTCGCAGGTGTACGCCAGCCAGACGACGTTACAGCAGCTTTTAAGCAGCCCTGGTCACCTTAATCAGGTGGCAGCCGCCAGACTAACAACGTTCAGTGACTGGAAGGTCATCAGCGACACCGCCCGCGGCGATCTGACCAACATCATCACCGATGCGGTCGCGCGCGGGGTGAATCCTCGCGAGACGGCCAGCGTCATCAGTAAGCGCCTCGACGTATCGATGTCGAAGGCCAAGACCATCGCTCAGACTGAGCAGGTCGGCGCGCTGCGCCAGGCGCAATGGAATGAAACTGATTGGGCCGCTGACCGGCTGGGGCTGAATACCGGCCTGCTATGGCTATCGGCACTCAAACCGACGACGCGCAGCTGGCACGCCAGCCGTCATGGCAAGGTCTACACCACCGAGCAGGTGCGAGACTTCTACGCAGAAAACGGCAACCGGTACAACTGCTATTGCAGCCAGATTCCAGTGCTGCTCAACGACGACGGCAGCATTTTCAATCAGGGGTTAGCTGAGAAGCTGGCAAAAGAGCGCAAACAGTGGGGCCCGGATAAAAAGGCCGCTTAGTTATTTTTTACAAGGAAATGACTGCATAAGATATAAGGCGGTTAATTTGTCCGCATCTGCGGCTCTGGTCTGTGGATTTTTCTGCAATCCCATACCGACAACATCGGCAATTTGTCCCCGGGTAATGCTGCCCTGAGGGCAAATTAGCTCTGACCCCAATGTGTCCCATACGCCGGTTACATACCCCATATAATCGTATGCCGCGAAATAGTCTTCTCTTGAAGCCGTCCCGTTGTCACTTCGCACATATGCTTGATATCTGGTGTAAAGGTCATTGCCTGTCAAAAACGTCGCAAAACTATTTCCACTGAAAGCGACAAACAACAAAAGAAGAGCCTTTTTCATTCTTTTTCCTGAAGGGTTAAACATGAACTTAACCAGTATCCATGTGAAATCCTTGGCGATCAACGCCTCCAATATATCTACGACCATAATTAATGATCAGGAACACTATATTATCCGTGGTGCAGTTCCGATCGTCGATGACATCGTGATGAATGGCGGTCTTTATCCAGCCGAGGAGATTAACAACAGCTACAAGACGATGGAAGGCAAGCTGATGCCTCTTCCGCACCCGATGGTAGATGGCAAATATGTCAGCGCCAATGACCCGCGGGCCATTAACAGCTATCACGTCGGAGCATGGGCGCAGAACGTCAGTAAGTCAGGCGACCAGGTCGTCATGGACGTTTATATCAATAAGGCGGTCGCCGAGACAAAGCCTGACGGTAAGCGCCTGATTAATCGCCTCGATGAGATGATCGCCGGCACCAACACCGACCCGATCCACCTGTCTACCGGATTACTCACGAACAAAGAGAGAAAGTCAGGCGAGTCGAAGCAGAAGAAGTACTCATGGATCGCTCGCAATATGCAGTTCGACCATATCGCTATCCTGCTCGATGAGCCGGGCGCCGGTACTCCAGAAGAAGGCGTCGGCATGTTCGTGAATGCCGATGGTCAGGAAGGCGAAGTCGAAACGGCAAGCCTCGTTGAAGCCGCAAATAGCCTCAAAGATGGGCTGCTGAACAAAGTGAAGTTCTTCCTCACCCATAACTCAGATGCCTCATTCGATGAAATCTACCAGCTGCTGCGTGAAGCCATTCGCGCGCCGTCAGGCAGCGATGTTTATCGCTATGTCGTGACCGTATGGCCAGACAAATTCATCTTCGAAGAGGGCAATAAGCTCTTCCAGCAAAAATACCTCATCGACGACAGCATAGTCACGCTGGTCGGCGATCCGGTAGAGGTCGTGCGCAAACCCACTGAGTACGAAGTCAAAACCAACGGAGAAACAAACCCGATGAAAGAGAAGATGATCGCCGCGCTCAATGCCGCAGGCGTTAAAACCGAGGGGCTGACCGACGATCAGGTCTGGGATGCCTATAACCAGCAGGTACAGAAGAAAGCAGGCGACCAGCCGGGTACTCAGATTAACTCTGACGCGATTACCGCAGCAGTAAATCTGGCGATTAAGCCGCTGACTGACGAGATCAGTACGCTGAAAACTCAGCTGCAGGCCAACGCTGAAAAAGACCTCAAGACCAAGCGTGAAGCGGTCAAAGCGAAATTCCCGTTCATGACCGAAGCGGCGATCAACTCGCTGGCCGGAGAAGCGCTGAACGACATGTACTCCCAGTGCCAGACTAGCACCGGTCTGAACCCGGCATTCCAGGGGAATGGCGCTCAGAGTGAAATCCTTTCTATGGAGGCTCCTGAATAATGGCTCTCGCACCTCGTTTCCATACCGTAATCGCGGGCCCGGCCCGCAAGAATGACCCGCAGGTCATTGAAGCAATCATGGCGGCAGCAGTGAAGCCAGGATCTCTGGTAATGCTGGATAGCACAGGGAAACTGGCTGTTCACAATGTGGCCGGTGGTGCAGGGGTAGCCCTGGCGCTCCAGCACAATTATATCGGCGGCGGTGATATCCGCGATGCAGTGCCGGCCGGGGATACTGGCGCGGCCATCATGTGCGAAGACGATGTCGATTACCACATGCTGGTAAAGGCTGGCGAAGTGTTGCTGGAAAACGAAGGTCTGGTTTCTGCCGGTGACGGCACACTGGCCAAGTCGACCACTCCAGCCACCGACCAGGTCCTCTTCTTTTCACGCGAAAAAATCACCGTTGGTGCTGAAGCCCAGCTCGTGAAAGTTCGCAAATCAGGGAAAGCTACCGCATGAGCATGATCGTATTTAACAAAAAGCTGGTTACTGAACATAACCAGATCAAGAAGGCATGGAATCAGCTGCTGATGCAGCGCGAATCCTTCAACGTTAACCAGAACAACATTTCCGCCCAGTACGGCGGCGCGCTGGAAGTTAACCAGGCTGCGCTGATCTCTAAAGACTACTGGCGTGAAGTTGACAACATCACCACCCGAGTCTTCCGCAACGACGAAGGCAACGGCCTGCTTGATGACCTGCTCGGTCTCGGTACGCCGATCTCTATCGGCAAGACGGCTGCGCTGTACCGCGTTTCCAGTGACGCTGGCAAGGTTCATCGCTCACTGACTGGCCATGTTCCGGAAGAGCTGGATAAAGTCATCTACGACGAAGCTGGCGACCCAATCCCGATTTTCAACACTGGCTACGGCCGTGAATGGCGTGAATGGAACGGCATGCAGTCGGAAAACCTCGACGCGATGGCTGACGATCAGGAAGCGCACGTTGCCGCTATCCGTGAAGACATGGCTGACTACATGCTTTCTGGTGACGGGAAAGTGAAGGTGAAGGGTTATGTCGGTGCTGGTATCACCAACCACGCCAACACCAACCAGGTGGATCTGAGTGCATCTGGTCTGAATATTGACCTGACCACCTCTACTCCTGATGAATCAGTGGCATTCTTCACCGGCCCGTTCGCCAAGCTTCTGGATGATAACTACGTGCAGGAGAAGGTTAAGTTGTGGGCGTCTCCGGACATCATGCGCAACCTGAACCGACCGTATTCCGATGCCGCGGGCTTCAAAGAAGGCACTGTGCTGGAATACATCCTGCGCTATGGTCGCATCGAGTCGTTCAACCAGACCTTTAAGCTGACCGGTAACCACTTCATTGCGTACGTTCGCAACTCGCAGTACATCAAGACGCGCATCGCCGCGCCGGTGGGCACCTTCATGATCCCCCGACAGAATCCGTTCGACAACTACAACACTCTGGTCTGGAGTGCAGTTGGTCTGCAGATTAAGCGTGATTTCAACGGTCGCTCTAAAGTCTTCAACGCACAGGGTTAAGGGGCTTCGGCCCCTTTTCTTCGGGAGAAAGCATGAAAACGTTAAAGGTCGAGAAAACCGGCTGCTGGGGCATGATTGATGGCGTCTTCCAGCAACTTCCTGTTGGCCACGAATTCGTCGCGGCGGACGTTCCTGCAGCTTTTGCTGGTCGTGTGTCGGTGGTGGGCGAAGTGGAAGAGCAAGCGCTGGAAGTAGCCACGCCGGGCAATGACGCTGCAGAGCAGGCAGAGCAGGCAGAGCAGGCAGAGCAGGCAGAGCAGGCAGAGCAGGCAGAGCAGCAGGAAGAATCTGCCAGCAAATCGAAGAAGGCGAAATAACCATGGCTGACCCAATCACAGCGGCAGACGTGCAGGCGTTCCTCGGTGAATTGGGTTACTCCATCCCGGCCGCTCTGCTCGATCCGATTCTCTGCGTGGTGAACAAGATTATCCCGTGCCTCGATGGTGCTGGATACGACGAATGCACGGCAAAGCTCATTCTGATGTATGCCGCTGCGCTCATGGCGACGTCATCCGGTGCCCGGCGAATAAAATCGCAGGGGGCGCCATCAGGAGCGTCGCGCTCGTTCGATTACGGAGACGACGGCATTACCTGGCTGCGTGACTCGCTGGCGAAACTGGATACCAGCGGCTGCACCAGTGAACTTCCGATCAGCGCTGGCAACACTGTGGGCCTGTTTATGGTGGTCGGGGGCTGCTAATGGCGTGGGTTTCAGTTCAGCAACGACTGCCGCGGACGTTTACCCGGGTGTGGGTGATTACCGATACCGGTGAGCAAACGACAGCGTACGTGAAAAGCGACGGCGAGTGGTACATCAACTGCGACCGCATACGCGCCACAGGCGCTGTTGTGCTGCGATGGAGGGATAACTGATGTCTTCGGTAGCAAACTGGAGCTATACCGCGACGGCGACAATCTGGCGGCGTATACGCGATGCTGACGGTAGTGATACTGACGGCGGAGGTCAGCCGTACGGGTGGGAAGCGCCGATCGCTATCCTCTGCGACTACCAGGGCGGTCTCTCTGCAAAAATCGGTGACCTTGGCCGGGAGATCGTGGTTAAAAACACGATATGGACCGAGTACGCAACGGCGCGGGATGGAGATTACATCCTGATTGGCGCGTCGACTGATGCAGCACCGCCGGATGAGGCCGATGAGATTCGGCAGATCGTCCAGTTCGCAGATACGTTCGAGCGACTGGCAGACGATTTCGCACTTATAACGGGAGTCTGATTATGGGCGTTAAAGTTCGGGGAGTCTCCAAGGTCAGCAATAACATCAACCGGCTGATTGATAATATCGAAAAGCGAAAAACCATGCGGGCGCTCTACTCTGCTCTGTTTGAGATTGGGCTGGAGTCCGCGGTGCTGGTTCCTATCGATACCAGCACTCTGGTTAACTCTCAGTTCAGAGAGGTTGTTATCAAGGGCACCAGACTAACCGGGAGAATTGGTTATTCTGCAAATTATGCGGCGTACGTGCATGAGGCCAAAGGTATTCATCTTGGAAAAAACACCCCGCGCCCTGTAAGAAAAGGCGAAGCGCCCGGTTCCCGTGGAAATATATGGGACACATCAGGCGAGCCAAAATTCCTTGAGAAAGGTGCTGAAAACGCCAGAGACAGAGTTGACGCAGTTATACGCAGGGAGATGGAGCTATGACGCCTCCTATGCACAGGCGGGTTCGAAATGTCTTTGTTGAGTCAGGATTGACTGCCGGATACATCGTTCAGTCACTGTCATGGAATGATACCGGCAAGGCATCTGACCGCTTTATTGTGTTCCGACCAAATGGTGGCACGCCAGTAGATCGTGATATGGCCTCTGATTACTACGTCATGGTGGACGTGATAAGCAAGGGAAAGGCATCTGCTGACTATGCGCAGTCAGAGAACGACGCTCAGGCCATCATCGATTACGTGCAGCAAAACCCGATGACGCACACCTGCCTTGGGCAGATATCCAACATGGGCGGAATTCCTTCGCCTGTTATCACAGCCGAGGGGCGTATGGTGTGGCGCCTGCAGTTCGCCTGCCTCTTTGGCGGATAACACCGAATAAAACCACATAAGGTCGCCTGGAGCGGCCTTTTTTATTATCTGAAGCGAGGTAAGCAACGATGCAAGGCTGCTCCGACAACGGACAACTAATTGGTCGCGCTAAGACGCTGGAACTGGCTTACGGCTGTGCCGACCAGTTTCCGGCGGAAGGCGACTGGAAACTGATGGGGTTGCCAACATCGGCAACGTGGGACCTTAGCCCGGAGGCCCTGACCTCTGATGCTGATAACGGCGGATTCAGTTCAAACCTGATTGCCAGTCTGGACCCGACCTACTCCATCGAAGGGGAGGTTCGCGTTAAAGACCGCACTGATGAGTTTGGCATTCAGCAGTTCGTGAAATACATCGTCGATGAGGTTCGTGCCCGCCGCCAGCCAGGTGTATGGATGCGTTTCCACTGGGGCGATTATTACCACATCGGCTATATGGTCCCATCAGGAGCCAGTGACGGCGGTGGTGTGAAAGAAATCGTGACCTACAGCTTTGAGTTCAAACTGGCTGACGGTCAGACTTTCCAGATCACCGAAGCTGATGGTGACATTCTGGTTACCGGTGTAAGTGTTGCGCCGACGACCAGCTCTATTGCTGCTGGCTCCAGTACTACATTCGCAGTGAATATTGCACCGGAAGATGCTGATAACAAACTGTTCACAGCCAGCTCATCCGTGCCGGCACGTGCAACCGTCGCCATCACTGGTAATACGGTAACCGTGTCAGCGCCGTCAGGTGCAACGGCGGGAACAGCAACAATTACTGTGAAGACGGTTGATGGTGAATTCGTGGCTACCCACGTGGTTACTGTCACGGCGTAAGCAAAACAAAGGGCAGGATCCTGCCCTTGATTTTGTTTACAGGAGGCAGCAAATGGTTCCGCTAAAAGAGCTGGGAGAATGCCTGGTAACCGTCGGGGACCGGGATTATTTTTTCCGGCCATCATTCATGGCTATGTCGCGCATTGGCGAGCCAGCAGAAATAGTTCAGACGTTCTATGACCTTTGCAACGATGAAATAACACCTCTCATTCAGAGGGTTGTCGAAGCGTACGGCAGAGTGCCTGAATGGCTGGCTAAACACCTTTCTGCTTTACATCTTGATAAGAAATCTCTACTGGCCGCCCACACGGTCCTCACCGCTTGCTGCAATGATGACATAGGTGATCTGGTTGGCTGGATGAAGCCCGGCAAAACCAAAAGAAGGGCGTTTGTGTGGCATAAGGGCGTCATGAATCCGCAGGATATGGTCATCCTTGCACAAAGTCTGATGATGCACGGCATTATCGGAAAGGCCAAAGTACGCAAACTTCAGCGCCATGAGACAAATGAAAAAACCAGTGAGTTCCGGGCTGCCGATTACGTCATCGCTGCACGCAACCACTTCGGGATCAGCAGAGAGGAAGCTGAAAACCTGACGATGACCGAGTTTCAGTTAATGCTCATCGCCAAATACCCGGATCAGAAAGGGTATACCAGGGAAGAGTATGACGATGCAGCCGATGCGTACTTTGCAAGACGCAAACGGAAGCAGGCCAAAGCCAACCAATAAGCCAGCCTCGGTATAGTCCGGGGCTTTTTTATACCCAAATTTCACCGCGCATCTCACGCGCATTTCACACAGAACCTTTCAGGATGACCCTTGAGGATACCGGCTGGCTGTCGGTGCCTTTCTGTGGGCCGGATTCCTGTGAGACAAGGTTCATCACTAAAAGGTAATTACCGATATGTCTAATATCATCCCTATGAATTACGATGACAGTTCATTCCCTTTTACAGCAGATTGCTGGTTCAATGCCACAGTTGCTGCAAAGCATCACGGCAAGCTTCCAAAGGACTGGCTAAAGACTGAGGCGACAAAAATTTATATCGCCGAACTGGCTGAGGAGCTTGGAATTGCTAGCTCTGGCGTAAAAGAGGATTTTTCTCCCCTTTTAGTCAGAGTGGAGAAAGGGCGAAACGGCGGGACCTGGCTTCATCCGGAGTTGGCGGTGGAATTCGCCCGCTGGTTGTCAGTGAAATTTGCCCGCGCCTGTGATCGTCATATTAAAAATCTGCTACTGAGTAAAAACTTCCAGATCACCGAAGATCAGATTGTCGGCCTGATGGTGTGCCAGCAACCAACGTCCTGGGAGAAGCGCTTTAAAGACCCATTCTACCAGGCGCTGTCGAAAATGTCCGGCCTTCCTTACTTTGGTCATGTTGGCGGTTGCCCGGCGCTGTTCGGTCAGATCACCGCTCGATGGGTGTACGGTGTCGCACTTCCCGATTATGTCTATCAGGCAGCAAAACAAGCCGCCGGGGACAGCAAGGAGAAGATTCACCAACATCTTAAGCCTGATGCACTGGAGAAGGTCGAGCAGCAACTGATCGCCGTTACCAACATTGCCAGTTGCAGCATTGACCAGAAGGACTTCGAAGCCCGCTGCATGGCTGCGTTCCCCGTTAAGGGGCAAATGAAGTTGCTGTATGCGGCGGCGTGACCATGAATAACCGAATCGTTGAATGCGCCTCCAGAGCGGGGCGCGACTTCTCGGAGTTCATGAAAGGCGAGAAGAACATGATGGAGGCGCTGCGATCGGCTGAAGAGTTCACCGAGCAGTTACGCATTCACGGCTGCGTTAATCACCACTTCGTCAATTTCATGATGATGAAAGCGATCGTAAAGGTGTTTGATGATTTACGCCGAGAGGAGTTGCGGGAAGAGCGACGACGCAAACGTGAAGAGAAGAAGAAATGAGCCAACCACGGTGGGCTTTTTACTCCCTCACATCCCTGCTAATCTGTCCAAAACTAACCAGTGGGGATAGGGATATGAGGAAGATTGTATTGTTGTTTCTATTAAGCGGATTCTTTAGCTACGCATATGCAGATGAGTGCGTTGGATCAGATGGTTACAGTGTTTGCACGAGTACTAGCGAGGCGGCTAACGGGGACACAACCATCTCATCTTACGATACTGAAGGTAATAATTACTCTGTAACATCTGGAACAAGGAATCATTCTGATGGTTCGACGGAGGTGTTTTCTAGTGACTCTGATGGGAATCAGTATTCAGTGAAAAGTTGGTGTGATTCCTCAGGCTGCCATAGCTCCGACAGTGATGGAAATACGTGCACAATAACAAATTCAGGCGAAACTATTGGTTGCTGAGGTTGCTATGTGGAAAAAAACAATATCTGTGATCGTTGTTATCCTTATCGCTTTTTCAATTTTTGTATACACAAGCATTTCGTTTTTTGCTGTGCAGCCAATTGGCGCGATCCCTGAAGGTGCAACGTTTATAATGTGGAAGAAGGGGAAAATGAGTACATTCGAAAGCCCTGATGGATTATGCATCAAAGTAACCGGCGGGGTAAGCCTTATGTGTCGTAGTATGATGCTTAGAACAGCTATGGATGATAGGGCTGTGCTCTTTAAAATGCCATACATTAAGTTTATATACTTAAAGTCGACTGGTGGTAAAGAGTTTGACAGATAGTCAGATACACCCCGAAACGACAGAGAAGAAGCCCACCGAACGGTGGGTTTTCTATTTCAAGTTGATGAACAAAACAAACAAGACCAAAACGACGACTATGGCACCTATGACAGAGCCAATATTTGCAAGGTCCATTTCTTTTTGAGCGACAGTAGCATTCAACCTTTCAGTTTCAGCATTAATCTTTGCGATTTCTTCGTTTTTGGCGCTCGTAATTGCTTCAAGTTCTTGCGAAAGCACGTTGTAAATGGCGATTTTCGCTTCTTCGGGTATCCCATGAAGGCTTTCTATCGCTGCGCGTGTGCCTCTTGAGGGTGAATTCCTTGGCAAGCAGGAAACGCTACCAGCACCTAAGTTTGATGTAAACATTCCGCTTCAATGGTGGATCGATAACAACCCGTTGGTTCGCAGTGGCAACCTGTCATTTGGGAAGTCTCTAACCGCCCCGTCTTTTGACGTGACGATGGAGATGCTTTGTGGTGACAACTCGACATCTGCGGCCATTCGCCTGATTAACGTTCTGGAAGAGGCAGGCTTTGATGTATCAGCGCCGAAGGCTGAAATTGTGGCGATGCGCAAACATCTGGGTAATGTCGAGTACGGCATGAAGGCTATAGCTGACGCTTGCCGTCGGGCGGGGAACAAAACAATCTCGTTTCGAGGCGCAAAGGCTGAGTTTGTGATCGGCTAAGAGATCCGCCTTGATAACCAAACCCGCTTAACTGCGGGTTTTGTCGTTCCCATTCATACCTGATAGGATTGTTCTGAACATTCAAAACGGACACATCCTAAAATGAAAAAGACGATCTTGGCTTTGTGTGTAGCTGCTATCCCTCTGGTATCAACCGGCGCTGAATATGTAACGGAAGGCTCTTGGCAGGTTAAGAAAGAAGAAAACAAGATGACCGATATGACTGATGTTGTAGCCATTAATAGGTCACCAGATGTCTATATGAGGCAAGGAATTGAAAGAAGTACTTCCATTGTCTTGCGATGCCGTGAGGGAAAAACGGAAGCATATCTTTCCGTAGATGAGTATATGGGGATTGATGACCCGTTAATAACCATCAGGTTTGATGGAGGAAAGCCGCAAAAACGTAGATGGAGTGCTGCAGAAGGGGGCGAGGCGGCATTCAGCCCCAAGGCCATATCCTTCATTAAGGATATTTCCTCTCATAAAAAAATGATCCTTGGGTTCGAGCCATATGGTTCAACGATGCAAGTAGTTGAGTTTGACCTCACTGGAGCAGATTCAATAGCAAAAGAAATTTCCTCTTCATGTAAGTGGAAAATGTGATTTCTGCCGTGCTATCCATGATCAGCAAGGGAAATAACTAATCACATATATAACCCGCTCAGGCGGGTTTTTTATCGCCCGGAGAAAAGTAAATGGCTGGAACCTTTGATGCTGGCAGCGTTGTCTATGAAGTCGACATGGATACTTCGCGTTTACTGGCAGCGCGAAGAGAAGTTGATGCGGCACTGAACGGTCTTAATGGGAGCATGGGCCGCCTTGAAGCCAGCGTTAACCGCACTGAGCGCTCTATTGGATCGATGGAACGAACAATGTCCAGCCTTTCTGGCGTTGCTAAAGGCTTGCTGGCCGCGCTTTCTGTGCAACAGGTTGCGAGTTATGCCGATGCCTGGACTGAACTGAATAACAAAGTCGCTAACTCGGTTCGTACTGGAGAGACGCAGGCCGAAGTTATGCAGCGGATCTTTGATGTTTCACAAGCAACCCAGTCATCCCTGAACGGCACGGCGACTCTTTACGCCCGGCTTGAGCGCGGAACCAGAACATACAACACCAGCGCAGAAGATTTAACCCGCCTTACCACCATTATCAACCAGGGATTTGCGGTATCCGGCGCAACTGCTCAGGAAGCTGAGAACGCAATCATTCAGCTATCACAGGGTATAGCTTCCGGAGTTCTGCGCGGCGAAGAGTTTAACTCAGTGTCAGAGCAAGGCAGCCGCCTCATGGTCGCTCTGGCTGATTCGATGGGTGTTTCTATTGGTCAGTTAAGGGCTATGGCCGCTCAAGGGCAACTGACAACAGACATTGTAGTTAAGGGGCTTCTGTCACAAGGGGATGCAATCGGCAAAGAATTTGCCAACACCACCGTCTCAATCGCCAAGGGATTGCAGGTGGCCGGTAACAACGTAACGAAATTCTTTGGCGAAAACTCGACGGTTAAATCATTCGCAGCAGGGTTCCGAGACTCTGTTATTACAATAAGCGAAAACCTTGAGACGCTGGGGACAGCTTTAATTGGCGCTGCTGCAATAATGGGTGGTAGGTTTGCTGGCGCGCTAGCAATGGCAACAGCCGCTCAAGCCTCAAGAGTGAAAGCAACAATTCAGGGAATAGTTGCGACAAGGCAATCGGCGCAGCAGGAAGCTGCAGCGGCATCAGTAACAGCCAGAAAAGCAGTAGCAGATAAAGATGCTGCCCTTTCCGCTCTAAATCTGGCAACTGCGGAGTATAACGTAGCAAAAGGATCTGCCGCTGAAGCCTTTGCACTTGAGAACGTTATACGGCTAAGGGGGATTTATGTCGCAACATCCGCTGAAGCTGCATTGGCTAATAATGCACTAGCGGCATCACAAGCCAAAGTGGCCGCTACGGGTATAACTTTTGCAAACACAATGAAGGTAGTGAATTCGGTTACTGCTCCTTTGGGTGGGCCCATTGGCGTAATAGCCATTGTTGCCGCTGGCTGGTATCTGTATTCACAGCGACAGGCTGAGGCCAGAAAAGAGGCAATAGCTTTTGCTGACACCGTACCTGACGTTATTAAGCGCCTCAAGGACATGAATCTTGCTCAAGCTCAGGGCGTTAGGGCTGATACGGTCACCTCAATTGAGGCGCAAAAGGAAGCTATTAGCGATCTGAAAGATACCATTTCAGGTCTGCAATCCGATTACGAGAAATATACAACGCTTGCAAGGCAATATGGAGTTACCGAAGATCAAAATAATGGTTTCGTGATTAAGGCAAGGGATGCCGCAAACGAGTTGGCCAAAAAGCGCAGGGATCTGGATGGAGCGACAGCCACTCTTAAGCAAACTGAAGACGCATTACACCTAATTAACATTCAAGTTAATCAGGGCATTGTTGATCAGATGAGGGCTGCCAGAGATAACGCAATCGCTATCGCTGAAGCAGAAAAGCAAGCGTCATTCCTCGGTGGAACCCAGGCATTCCTGGCTGAAAAACTCGGCCAATCAACGCAGGCCCTGAAAGCCTTCAACTCAGAAAGTCTGAAAATAAACTGGGGCGGGAAAGAAGGCGAGAAGCTAATTAAGCAGGCTGAGCGCCGACTTGCCTTGTCAAAGCTGGAGGGGGAAGCAAAAGCCAGGCAGCAGGCGGCCTATGATGCTGAGGATGCAGGCGTTACAGATGAGCTAGCAATCAAAAGGCTTCAGGATAATTATGCTGCAACAGAGAGAAACACTCAGGCAAGAAAGGATCAGAAGAAGGAAGATAAGGCGGCGGAATCTGAGGCTAAGAAACTTGCTAACCAGCAGGAGTCAGTAGCCCAAAAACTAGCCAACTTGAAGCAGCAATCAGAACTCGCTGCTGGCTCAACGCAGGAGTTAAGCCGTGAGCAGGCAGTATTACAGGCTCAGCAATCACTAGGTAAGGGAGCCACCCAAGAGCAAATTGCTCTTGCCGGTAAATACCGTGGAGAAATATGGGATACGGCTAATGCCCTCAAAGCCCAGGCTGCGGCAGAAAAACTGCTCCCTGAAGCCAGAGAGAATGCGTCTTACCAGCAGGATGTTAAAGATCTGCAAACTGCACTGGCCGCCAAAAAAATCACTCAGCAGCAGTACAATCAGACCAGTGAGCAACTGGAGGCTCAGCACCAGGTTAATCTGGCTAAGATACGCGCTCAGCAAACTGTAAGCCCCATGCAGGAAGCTCGGGGGCAGATTGACCCTGTCCAACAGCTGGCTAACCAGCACGCGCAGGAGTTGGCTCTAATCCAGCAGTTTGAATCGCAGAAGGGGCAGATTACTCAGCGCGGACTTGAGCTGATGAATGCCGCTAACACTCAGTACGAGCAACAGCGCATAGCGGCGCAGTGGGAGATATGGCGACAACAAAATGCAGGATATGAAGTAGCTGCCGCGGCGTTTGATTCATTTGCTGGAAACGCCTCCAACGCCCTCACTGGCATAATCACTGGCAGCATGTCTGTCAGCGAAGCTATGCGGTCGCTAGGCTCGACGGTACTTAACAGCGTCATCAACTCCTTTGTTCAGATGGGGGTTGAGTGGTTGAAGTCTGTAATTATGGGGCAGGCTGGAATGACCGCCGCTTCTGGAATGGCTATTGCGCAAGGGCAACTAATAGCCGCATCCATGGCTCCGGCTGCTGCAATGACCTCCCTTGCCACGGCTGGCGCTAACGCTATCCCCGCTCAGGCAGGAATAGCTTCAACAGTTGGCATGGCGCAGGCCCTTTCAATAGCCGGCGCTCGCTACAACGGCGGACCGGTATCAGCCGGCGGCCTGTACCAAGTCGGCGAGAAAGGTAAACCAGAGATCTACCAGGCCAGCACCGGAAAGCAGTACATGATCCCCGGCGATAACGGGAAGGTCATCAGCAATAAGGATATGCAGTCAGGAGGAGGGATCAGCGTGCAGGTGAACGTCATCAACCAGTCTACTGGTGCCACCGTACAGAGTGCCGACGGCTATATGCAGGACGGTAGCGCAGTGGTGGATTTGCTGATCACCGACATGGAAAGAGGCGGCCCCGTATCCTCTCAGATGCAGCAGACATTTGGACTAAGCCGCAAAGCGCAAGCCACTTACTAAACCCAACCCGCTTCGGCGGGTTTTTTATGCCCGGAGGAAACGTGGCAACAGTTCAATACCCTCCGTTCCTGCCGCTTCCCCAGCGCGCCGATCAGAACATGACGCAGGATACAGCCTGGCAGACGACGCAGACGGCAGTCGGTCCATTGATAATCACGCCGATTACCACTGACCTTAAGGCGACATGGACGCTGCAGTGGATATTCACGCTTGCCCAGGCCGAGCGGTTTAAGTCATGGCTGCGATCGCCGACGTACTGTGACCGCGGGCGCGCCTGGTTCCAGATGCCGCTCGACCTGGGTGATACGCAGGGCGTTCAGCAGCAGACGCTGCATTTCGTCGATATGCCGGTGCAAACCAGCAAAAACGGCAGTGTCGTCACCTGGACCGCAACGGTCATCAGCAACGGTATCGAGGACATTACTGAAGATTACGACGACTGGATTGTCGAGGCGCAGCCGGGCTACGGCTATTGGCTGGATTACCTGATCACCGAAGTGATGCCGAGGGCAGACTAATGCTGACTTTGAGAGAATGGAAAGAGCAGCGGCCAGCCAGCGATATCAAACGGACAGTGGAGTTTTACCATCCGGCTTTCGGTTATTACCGGGTAGTAAATAATCTGTTCCGCCCGGCGACGTTTGGCGGCAACTCCTTCGAGCCTGCGCGGTTCAGCGTGACCGAGCCGGCGCAGGACGGTACGGCAGTTATATCCATGACAATCACCTTTGTCGCCGCGACGGAGCACGTGAGGCAGACGCTAAAAAGCTGGCGCGGGGCGGCGCGAATGGCGCCGATAAAATGCCTGTATCAGCAGTGGAACGCGATCGGTGACACGGCGTCATTGAAAGACTGGACGCTTTACGTGAACGATATTTCCGCCGATGCCAGCAACGTCACCGTGACCGCCGGAAAGACTAACCCGCTGACGCTGGCCAACTCCATCATTTACACCACGAAAGACTATCCCGGGCTAATCACCGTATGACACAGAGCGACTTTATCGGGCTTGTTAACGGCAAGCCCTGGGCTAATCGCGCCTGCAGTTTTAAGCAGATGGACTGCTGGGGCCTGGTGGTTCTGTATTACCGGAATGTGCTCGGCCTGGAGTTGCACCATATCGCCGGCTACGAATCTGGCGCGGATTTCATTACCTGCTACGAACAGGAGCGCGCCCACTGGCGGCGAGTGCCGGTGGCGTCCACCGGATGCATCGCCGTTTTTTACCGCGGCGAAGTACCGGCGCATATCGGTGTGATGATCAGCCCGGTTAAGTGCCTGCATGCCCGCGGCGAATTCGGCTTCGTACGCTGCGACAGCCCGCTGGCGCTTCTTAAGGTTTACAGCCGCGTGGAGTACATGATCCATGGTTCGATATGAGTTACAGAGGCTGCCTGGCGCGCCGCTGCAGCGGGGGGCGGTAGATGCCGGCACCACACTGGTGAGCCTGCTGGATTCTCTGCAGCTGCACCGCGATGTTATCGTGAAACTGAATGGCCGAGCGCTGCCTGACGATTACGATATCAGCCGGCCACTGCGATCTGGCGACGTCGTGGCTGTCTTCGACCAGCCAGAGGGCGGGGTGGGAAAGCTCATCACCACGATATTACGTCCAGTCACGAAAATCCTCTCCGGCGCGCTGAAGGTGTTCGGCCTGTCAAATAAGCCGAGCGCTTCGGTATCGGTGGCGACGGGGGAATCGCCGAATAATGACTTAACCGGCCAGACGAACCGCGCGCGACTCTACAAGGGGCGCCCCAATATTTACGGCCAGTGCCGCGTGTTTCCCGATTTGATTCAGGAAGCGCTGTTTGAGTTCGTCGACAATAACAAGCAACTCACGGAGTGGTTTGAAGTCGGTTACGGCCGGTACACCATTTCCTCGATCCGCTACTCGGAATCGAACCTCGGCAGCCTGGCGGGAGCCAGTTCTGCGATTTATAACCCGGGTGACGTGATCGGCACGATTGAGGTGGGGTACCAGTTCGATGACGTCGATAACGAGACAGTCCCCGGCCTGAACGAAAGCCAGGACTTCCCGGCCCAAACCGCTACCACGACGGCGCCGACATCAGTGGCGATCGAGAGTAATCAGCTCAAAGCCATTGTGCTTTCTAACGATGACAACTTTGCATACTTCGCCGCACTGGCGGTGCCACACCCCGTGTCATTCGTCATTAATGCTACCTGGAACGACGGCGGAACAAGCGTCACACGGAACGTCACCGGCGCCGGGAATATCATCTCCTCTGAGAGCTTTATTGGCGACGACACGCTGTCGTACACGACATTCTATATCGGCGAGCTTTCGGGAGAAATTACGTCGCTGCCGGGCAATGCGGTTATAAACGCGACGCTGTTCACACTGAATGACCAGACCCCTCTGGTTATTGGACCGTCAGTATCTCCGATCGTCTCGACGCAAGTCTGGGTGCATGTGCTGGTTCAGCTCGGCGCGACGGCCGGCACAACGCAATACCGGATCAAGTTCTGGCAGGTCGATGACGACAACAATCAGGTGCCGGGTACATCCGAGCAGCACGATTACTTCTTCGATAACGACTTCCAGGTGACGACCCGGTATTTCCGCACAACGCACAAGTTTGTCCCGGCAGCCGGGGCGGGGCGCTATGCGGTGACCATCGAGCGCCTCGACAACAGCAATGACGCCAACGTCGTGACGCTGATGGCGATCCACGCAGTGAACGTACGCGAAAACGTCGTGTATCCGGAAGACACGATTGCCCGTATCACTATTAAGGGGTCGAACGATAGCAACAGCAACCGCGAGCAGAAGTACAACATGCTGGCGCAGCGGCATACCATCAGCTACGACCGGACTACCGGCGCGGTTGATTACACGCTGCGGCCGAGTCGCTCGTTTGCCGACGCTATCCTTCACGAATGGGTGGTTGTCGGTCAGCAGGACGTCGCCAGTATTGACGTCGCGGCTCTGTATGCCATTGCCGATTCGCTGCCGGATGCCCAGCTTGGGTATTTCGATTACACCTTCTCGGATGAGAAACAGCCGTTGGGTGAGCGCATAGCGACGATCGCCAATGTGGCCCGCGTTGACGGCAATAACATCGGCGATGTGCTGACGTTCTGGCGTGATGAGAAAGTGACAAATCCCGATGCGGTTTTTGCTCGCTCAAACATGTTCTGGGACGAGTACAAAGTAGCCTGGCAAATGTCTCTCCCTGGTGGTTACGACGGCGTGGCGCTGGATTACGTTGACCCGCTGACGAACAAGAAGGCGTACATCTACCTGCAGATCGACAGCAGCGGCATCACTGAGGTTGAGGATGCCACTGTTAACGCGATGCAGATCAGCCTGGACGGCTGCCGTAACTCCACTCAGGCGACTGATCGGGCCTGGCTTGAGGCGAGGAAAATCCTCTACTCACGCCTGACCATGACGGTGAAAGTTCTGGAGTCGACTCAGGTGGTACGCGGTACGGTTGTGCAGTGTCCTGACATGTACGACAACACCCAGCAAACAGGCTATATCACCGGGCGATCCGGTGACGTGTTTTCG